GAGGCCGTTGACTTAGGCTTGACGCCCGAAGAGGTTGCTGAGTTCAAGAGTGATGACGAACTTACCAAAACTCTGAATATCATCAAATCCGTTCTTGCCGATACCGAAGAAGCGCCCGCCGGCTCTCAGCAGCAGGCGCCGCCTGACAAAAAGGCAAAAGATGAGTCTGTGCCTGATAGTGACTTGAAATTTGAGAACGAGGACGAGATTGACCCCGGACTTCTCAAGGGTATCAAGGCAATGCAAAAGCATTATGAGGCACAAATCAAAACGCTGAGTGAAAAAGTTGATGCTATGCAGTCTAACGTAACGCAGGAAAGACAGACTCAGTTTGTCAAAAGATTCGATGATATGATTGACAAGCTGGGTATTGAGTTCGCCGAGGTATTCGGCAAAGGCTCCACGAAAGACCTAAGCAGGCGTTCAATGGCGTTCAAGAACCGCGATGCGGTCAGGATGCACATGTACGCTTATGCCAAGGGACTTACTGAGGCCGGATTGCCGCTCCCGGACGAACAGGGTCTTTTCAATGTTGCTCTAAACAGTCTGCACGGCGAGAAATTAAAGACTATTGAAGGTCTGCGGTCATCCAGAAAGGCAGATGCTTATGCAAAAGGCACCCGGGCTGGAAGACCGGCAACCAGGCAAGCCGCCGGATTAAATCCGATGCAGAAGGCTATCGAAACAAGTAAACAGTTTGATGACCTTATAGATACATCGGAGTATTAAGCGGCTATAAAGAAAGGATTGTAAATTATGCCACTTACAGATGCAGCGATTGCTGATATGCTTACTACTACCCTTCACGATTTGGGCAGGGGAAGATTTTATCAAATCGCACAGGAAATGGCCGAATACTACGTCATGCCCCGTCTGCTTCGCGAAGGTAACGTGCGGATGCAGGCGAGCGGTATCGGCATTAAAGAAACACTCATGACGAACATAGGCGGAGAATCCCGGTGGGTAGGACTCAACGATACCGATGTCTATAACTGGGAAGATATTCTCACCCAGTTGACCGTTGTATGGTGCCGCCTGAACGATAACATGATGTGGGAACGCAGAATGCTTCTTGAGAACAGGGGCGCAGAGCGTGTCAACGATGTTATCAAACCGCAGCGTGTAGCGATGATGCTTCGTATTGCAAAGTCGCTTGAGGCCGGATTCTTCGGTGCCCCGGACGCCTCCGATACCAAAAAGCCGTGGGGTTTGAAGTATTGGATAGTCAAGAACGCTTCGACCGGATTTAACGGCGGATTGCCGAGCGGCTTTTCGACGGTGGGCGGTGTGAATATCACTACTTACCCGACGTTCAAGAATTATACTGCCCAGTACACCTCGGTCAGTAAGAGCGACCTTATCAAGAAGATGAGAACCGCTCACAGGGCTACTAACTGGAGAAGTCCTTACAAGACTTCCGAAATGGAGTCCGAGTTCGGAGCCAGACGCCAGATATTTTTGAATGAGGCTACAATCTCCTCATTCGAGGATGTCGGCGAAGCTCAGAACGAGAACCTTGGCCGTGATGTCGCTTCCATGGATGACCAGATTGCATTCAAAAGGCATCCGCTTATCTACATCGAATATCTCGATGATGATGTCACGAACCCGGTCTATATGACCGATGTTGAAACCATTAAACCGATTGTGCTGAAAGGCGATTACCTGCGTGAGTCAGACGCGCATTCACTGGTGCCTCTCAAACACAATACCTTTGCTGTCGATGTTGACCTGTCGATTAACTTCGTATGCGTCAACAGACGTGCAAACGCCGTATTCTCAAAGTAAACGTTTGAGCGTTTGAAACAGTAAAGAAACTATTTATAAAGGATAATATTATGTCTTATAGAGCAATAGCAAGATTCGGAAATCAGGCTCCTGTTTATAAAGAAAAGGTCTGGTTCTCCGGGTCAACGGCACTCAAGAAAGGTATGGGTGTCTGTTATAACCTCGGTTACTACACCGCCAATTCAGGTGAGGCGGTAACGGATAACTGGGGTCGAAGAGGCAATGTTGTGGCTGTACCAAGTACATCCAATAACCTCGCGTTTGCCGGTGTTACCACACAGGCTTATACGGCTGTTGTGGGCGGTCAGGCAATAGAAATCTATACGCCTGGAAGTATCTGTGAGGTAGCGGTCGGTCTGGCAACAACTATCAACAGTACAAGGCTTACATGTTCCGTCAACAGTGCCGATGCAGGAAGGTTCACATTGCAGGGACTTTCCGGCAGAGGTACTGCACTGGCCTTGCAGACTAAGGCAGCCGCAACGGGCGGGGATATTACATTCTCGTCTCTTGATGGCTCTGCTACCTTCGCAACTGCCACTCTTACCAAGACAGGTGTTGGTACTGCCTGCGGTTACGGCGATGCTACTATCGACCCGACTGATTTCAGGGTTGTGGTTCTTGGCGGCGCAACTGCTGCTGATGGTGTAACTGCCATAACGACACAGGGCGAATATCCTGTCCTTACCGCACCGACGGCGGATACGATAACCATAGGAACAAATATCGGCACTACTGCCGTAACTTTCTATGTTATCAAGAACACATATCCGACTGTTCTTTGCCTTCTCGAAGATGGTGTGGAAAGTGGTTTGCAGGAAGTTCTTACGCCAAAGAATGCGGCTGCCATCCAGAACATGGTTGGTGGAACCACATTCCTGTGCGGCGGTTTGACACTGGCAACTGATTCGACCTCTACACTTGCCGATGGTCTTGTCGAAGGCCAGAAGAAAGCGTTTGCCGGACTTGGCGCTCTTACTACCCAGGACTGGCTGCTTACAGTTACAAGCGGCCTGAAAACCGTGGGAACAGCACTTGCCACTATCGAAATAGATGCGGTAACTGACCAGGCAGTGCTTGAATGGCACGGCAATCTCGGCGGCGGCACGTCCGGATTGTGGAGAATTATAGAAGGAACTGCTACCGAAGCGTAAGTTCCATAACGATTGGGTTTGGTTGACCGGGCGGGGCGCCGTGCTTCGCTCGGTCTCCAATTAACTTTAACAAAGAAAGGGATTCTGATATGGCTATTCATAACCTGCCAGAAGAACTAATGTCGGCACAGGCAGATTTTCCCATAGCCGGACGCGCACTATACGTTGATACGATAGGCTTCATGCTTGCATGGGGTGTTACCGTACCGGGCGATGGCGCGACAGGATATGGGAAGGGATGTTTGTTCCATCACACAGACGCAGCAACGGATGCAACGCTGCTCTATGTGAACGTGGGAGATAAAACCTCGTCTAACTTCGATCAGGCCGGCTTGATTCTATAAGAAAGGGGGTTTTATGTCTTTACACCAGTTACAAAACCAGTTTACCTCAGACCAGGCGGTATTTCCCGATTCAGGACGTATATTCTACGTCGAGGAGATAGGTTATCTGCGGGCATGGGGTACAACAGTACCAACAAGCGGAACTACAGGCTATGCTAAAAGCTGTCTGTTTACGCACGTTGACGCCGCTACTAATGCGACCTTGCTTTACATAAATACCGGCAGTATTACATCATGTTCATTCTCAGCATTTAACGCAGTCGGATTTTCGTCAAGCTCAAGCTCGCACAGTTCGAGTTCTCACTCAAGCTCGTCTCATTCCAGTTCATCGAGCAGTCATTCGAGTTCGAGTCATTCGAGCTCCTCTCATTCGAGTTCGTCTCACTCAAGTTCGTCTCATTCGAGTTCGTCTCATTCGAGTTCAAGTCGGTCAAGCAGCCACTCGAGTAGTAGTCACTCGTCAAGTTCGCATTCGAGCTCGAGTCATTCATCGAGTAGCCGAAGCTCTTCTCATAGCAGCTCAAGCCACTCATCTTCGAGTCATTCGAGTAGCAGAAGCAGTAGTCACTCTTCGAGCAGCAGAAGCAGTAGTCACAGTTCGAGCAGTCACTCAAGTCGAAGTAGTAGCCATTCGAGCAGCAGCCATAGCAGCCGCTCGTCCGGTTGAAAGGATTAAATTAGTTGTAAATGGGGGTTGGAACGTCCAGCCCCCATATATTTATCAACCAAACTCGAAAGGTTATTATCATGAATGAAACAGTAGAATCAATATTTACGCAGATGTTCGCACCGGCAGAGATACCGCAGAAAGTGAAAGACCTGTATGAAAAGGTGAGGTTCTATTCCGACAGGATAGACCAGCCGATTATGCGACCTCTTGACCTTGTTCTTATCGCAGCAATGGCAACACAAACCAATACGAATCTCATACCGCAGCAGGAAAAGATAATCGCTCCTCTTGTTGATACTTCCGAACCTGAACAAATCACCGAAACGAAATCAGATGCAAAGTTGGAAACATTAGAAACACCTGCGCCGCTCGGAGTTATGGATGTCCCGGCAGTTAATAAGCCGCCTTCTGAGGTAGAGCTTCAAAGATTAACGTACCCGGAACTTCGGATTTATTGCAGGGATACGCTGGGCTGGAATCCGCCATTCCAAACAAAAGCTGATATGATAAAGAAAGTCGTATCAGGCGAATATCTGAAATTCAGAAAGAAGAAATAAAATGGCTGAATCAACGCTTAATATCACGTTCACAGAGTTAAGAACCGAAATCGGAAGGTTTCTCGGCCTGGACCGGACCTACGCCAACTGGTCAGCCGATGAGATTGCCGATGTAACCGCCATAATCAAAAGAGGATTGCGTAACTTTTACTTTCCCCTGCGAACCAGTCAGAACGAAGCTGCGCACAGGTGGAGTTTCCTTCGGCCAAGAAGTACGCTTGTTATTTGGCCGGATGTCGTAGCAGCCGATGCCCTTACAATCAGTACGGCTGTCTATGCCTCACCCAATACCACAATAACGACAACAGCGGCAGGATTCTACCCATCTATGGAAGGCAAATCGCTGGTTTGTGCAACTACGGGAAACTCTTATACAATCGTTTCCTATACATCATCGACCGTTGTAGTTGTCTCAGGGGATGCTCATTTAGAGACGGGGGTTCTTACAATCGACTCCGGCGATACCTTCACAATGCCGTGGGATTACGGCGGTATGAGCGGTGAAGGAAACTTTGTCTATGACCGTGATAACAACAAACTCGAAACTATTACCGTAACTGCTGAACAGCAGCTCCGAAGATTGAGGCAGCATTGTATATCCACAGGAACACCCTATTGCGCCGCCATTGTCCCAAAGACGATGGCAGGCACTTCAGGGCAGAGATGGGAGGTTATGTTCCATAACCCGCCTGATACAGCACTTACCCTGCATTACAGGTACTATATCCTGCCGGATGCACTGGTCTTAACTACCCTCGAATATCCTTACGGCTCGGCGGCGCACTCAGAGACAATCTTAGAGAGCTGCCTTGCTATTGCCGAGAGCCGAGAGAACAACGGCGGCAACGGCGAACATCAAATCCGGTTCGGGGGACTGCTCACGGCCAGTATCGACCACGACCGGACACTGGGCGAGGCCATTGTTCATTACGGATATAACGGGGATGGAAGTGATGAAACGCATAACATGGTCAACGAGCATGACCTGTTCGATGGAACCGCAACTTTTAATGGGAGCTAATGCGTAGCATTTTCTCCTGCAAAACATGGAGCTTGATTATGGCACAACAGAAACTACCTGAAAGAAGTATCGAGCTTGAGCCGCCCTTAGCGGGCATATCGGAGAACCTTGCCTTTGAGCAGAAGCCGCCTTTCACTACGCCGGTGTGTATGAATATGAGACCTTATGACCCTGATAAAGAACGGGCAAGGATGGGACAGAGGCCGGGTACGGTTAAGGCTTATACTACTCAAATTGGGGGGACGTATCCGGTGGTCAAGATGGTTTCAATCAGTAATACCTTTATCCAGCCGGTCGTAGCAGCAGGTTCCTCTTCATCTTCGGGAGGTTTGCCAACATAATATGCCTTATTTCAGGAACGTACAATATCACGGTGTTTGGGTTGCAGGGGGGACATACTCATTTGAAGTATGGGCGAAGGCAGTTGAAACTTTTTCACCTCAAACAATTCATTGGTGGGACTTAATGCCTTTGCCGGGAAATCAATATGTTGGCAAAAGTGTTTTATTTCAAAAAGATTATGAATTTCCTGTTCCACCCTTAGATAAATATGGAAGCAGCACTTTTGACCCCGATGCTGTTATTGAAAATGTTGAAGTAGTATCTGAATCTTCAGGTAATCTTACAAGCGGTTTTTGGAGATTACTTGAAGTTGAGATTCCTCCTGATTTGCCAGAAGGAAAATACAAACTCGTACATTGTTATGTTTATGGTTATTATGATGGTTCATGGCATTGGAGCGGAACTTCTTATGAAGAATACGAAATAACAATCCTTCCTGTAGGCGCACAATTACCTCCCGAACCTGTTACGCCAACAATCCCTGATACCCGTCCTGTCGATTACGATAACGATTTATACTGGGTGCCGGGTGAATGGGTTGATGATGTATATACGCCGCCGCACTGGGACGAAGCGCCTCTATCTATCGTGGCGGCGGGCGGCGGGCGCTGGAATCAGAACCTTGTAGTTGCCGGTCATAATTTGATTTATTATGAGGAGTACTCATAATGGCTATAGACGTAGGCTCAGCAGCGATTGATAGAGCATCCACAGGAATAGCCGATTACACAACGTTTGATATGAGTAATCCGGCAAATGCCGATGGTACTATCACATCTATAGAAGTCTTTGCCAATGAAGATTTAGATAATTTCAAAGTAGGCACATTTTATCTTGTTTCTGATTATACTTTTAAATGTAGAGATAGTGAAGTTATTGGTGCGGTAACTGCCGGTTCAAAACAAACTTTCGCGGTTTCTTTGGATGTTCTAACAGGAGATTTTCTCGGTTGTTATTACTCATCAGGAAAAATTGATATTGCCACATCGGGCGGTAGTCCATATCGTTGTTTAAGGAATGGTAGTTGGTTTGGTAATTACAATATGGACTTTACTCCCGTAGATTATGGATTGATAAGTCTTTACGGTACAGGTATAGAACCTTCATCTTCAAGTAGCAGTCGAAGCAGTTCGTCTCATTCGAGTTCGTCCCATAGCAGTTCAAGTTCTTCGAGGTCGAGCAGTCATAGTTCATCGTCTCGAAGTAGCAGTCACTCAAGCAGCTCTCATAGCAGTTCGAGCCATTCATCTTCAAGTCATAGTTCCTTGAGCAGTTCTCATTCGAGCAGCTCACACAGTTCAAGTTCACACAGTTCGTCTTCGAGGTCGAGCAGTCACTCTTCGTCGAGTCATAGTTCAAGCTCTCGAAGCAGTTCACATTCAAGTAGTTCACACAGCAGCAGCAGCAGTCATAGCTCGTTTGCCTCAAGCAGTCACTCATCAAGTTCTCATTCGAGTTCTCACAGCAGCTCGTCCCATAGTTCGTCCAGTCACAGTATAGTTGATTATTACAATACGAATAGGGATAGTTGGGTATCAATAAGTAGTACCCAATTATATTGCCAAACTTTCACAGCCAGCAAAGATTATACTATAATAAAAATAAGAGTTTATATTGCCAGAAGTTCAGACCCAGGCAACGTAACATTTTCGATAAGAGCAACTGACGGTACGGGTAAGCCCACTGGTACGGATTTAAGTTCAGCAGTCAGAACTGGTATGGAGCTAACAACTGGCGGACAATGGGAAGAATTTGTACTTACCTTTAATTCGAGTAATGGGACAAAATACTCCATAGTTGCTTTATGTGCAAGTGCATATCAACGATTATGGTGGGCGTGTGATGTCAGTAGTCCAACATATTCCGGTGGTTCTTATGGGTATTCACTTGATGGTGGCATTACGTGGACAATGTCAACAGTCGGCGATATGTATTTCGAGACATACGAAGAGGATGCTTCATCTTCGTCTCATAGTTCATCCAGTCACAGTAGCAGTAGTCATAGCTCGCAGCCGTCAAGCAGCCATTCGTCAAGCTCTCACAGTTCAAGTTCGCATAGCAGCTCATCACATAGTTCCAGTAGTCACAGCAGCAGTCATTCTTCATCGAGCCATAGTTCGTCTCATTCGTCAAGCTCGCATTCATCCAGTTCTCAAAGCAGTTCAACGAGCCCGCTTGAACCCGCGACTGTCTTGAGTTTTCCTGCCGAAAGAGCTGAGGCATATAATCCTGACCTTGTATTCGATGATGTTACCGGAACGTGGGTAACGGATGAAGAACTACTTGCAAAAGGTGGTTCACGGTATCGAAGCCAGTTTGTCTGTGTAGGAATGGACCTTATTTATTATGAGGAGTTTTCTTAATGGCAACTTTAACACTTTTGGACGCAAATCACGGTTTTACTCCAGGCGATTTGGTAACAGGCGGTTACTTGATGATGGTGCCTGCTTTTCAAAGTATTTGGTTTGCAGATGGACGAAAAAAAGCGGACGGCTGTTATCACAAATTGAACTTCAACTGCGATAAGCTGACTGGCGTTGCTACCGGAGTCTTTTCACGTGGCGAGACCGTTGTTCAGGCAACAAACGGGGCTATTGGCATATTCGATGAAACTATCGGTAACGACCACTACATATATCGAACCGAGGTAACGGCATTCGATACTTCGCATGTAATTACAGGCCAGACTACGAGCGCTACGGTAACGCCCTCTGCTGTGGGCTATCCGCCGCACTGGACGGCGTGGACAACTCGAAAACTGGCAAGCCCGGCTGCTTGCACAGGCTTGATTACGGATGCCACGAATTACCTGCCGATTGGCGGCTCGAATATCGGGTGCCTGTTCTCAGGCCGTATAATTATGAACAGTATCCAGAACCCGAACCAGTGGCTCGCTACGAGGCACCAGGACCCGCAGGACTGCCTCGTCTCTCAAGATGATGTCGGAACGCCTGTAAGCTCACAAACGTCTCAGTTAGGCGTTGTGGGCGATGCTATCTGTGCAATGGTACCGTTCCTCGACCATTATATGTACTTCGGATGTCTGGATGAAATCTGGATAATGCGTGGCGACCCCGGCTCCGGCGCACAAATCACCAACGCCAGCCGAAAGGTAGGGATGTTCGGGCCGGACGCCTGGGCATTCGATGATAAGGGCAACCTGTTCTTTATGAGTATGGACGGGTTCTATATGTTCACAGCCGGGGCGGGCTTCGATGGCACGCCGCCGGAAAATCTAACTTTCACGAGACTGCCGAACCTCGTTAAGAGTCTCGGTCTTAACCGACGGACAGACCGTGTTGTTATGGAATATGACAAGGACAGGTACGGTATAGAAATCAGGATTACTCAGTTTGACGGACTGTACGGCACATCTTTCTTCTGGGACTTGAGACTGAACGCCTTATTCCCGCAGAGCCACGCAGACGCAGACCATTACGCCGCTTCACTGTACTATTACAATTCTCGCAAGTCGGATACACGTGGACTCTTAATGGGCTGTCAGGATGGCTATATCAGGAAATACGATGATACTGCAAAGAACGATGAGGGCGACAATGCCATTGATGCTTATTGTACGCTGGGGCCGTTCCAGGCATTCCAGAAGATGAGAAGGTCAGGCCAGATAGCCGAGATGTCGGCAAGGCTCGGCACTGAGACCGATGGTGTTGATGTTCAGGTCTATGCGGGCGACTCGGCTGAGACGGTTGTTAATGCCGTTAAGAATGCCGATACGCCGAAGGCGGCGGTTACTATGACAGGCGGCGGGCAGAGGCCAGTATATCGACCGCGAACAAAAGGCTCTGTCTTTGCAATCCAGTTGAGAAACAATCAAGCCGATGAGCGTTTCGCATTAGAACGAATAACGACCAAAATCACCGATGCAGGTGAGGCGAAAGGAGTATAAATATGTCAACACTTGATGTATTGGCAAGTAGAATCCCAACAGAAAATCAACCGTGGTATCAGAATATGCTGACCGAGAATCAACTCAAGGTCATAAAACAGCAACAAGTAGTCGAACAGCAGCAGTTGGCATTCAAACAGAAGCAGTGGAACGAGGTGCTTTCGATGTTCAAAGACGCCTTCGGCTCGATTACCGGAAATACTGGAGTTACCGTACCGAGCGAATTTGCACAGGTTGCAAACCTGTTTCAGCCCGGTGGTCAGTACGGGGCCGGAGCGAAGGCAGAAGTTGCCAAGTCTGCAAATCAGGCTCTTGCCACCGGACAAATCGGGCTTGCCCAGACCGGAATGAGCAGCGGGACCAACGCTGCCGGACTTGCCGCGAGAATCGGTTCGGATGTCGGACTGGCAAACGCCAAAATTGAGGATGAGCGGGTCAACCTACTCAGTAATGCACTGAACCAGATGGGACAGGCTAACCTTACGGCTCAGCAACTTAAAACGCAGCGTGACGCCCTTATTATGAATACGCTGGGTTCTATTGGATAAAAGACTATGGCACAGGTACAGTGGAAACCTATCAGACCGAAAGACTGGGTACAGCTTGAGAAGGTCATAAATGAGATATGGCGCCTTCTCAACGTCAATATGAGTCTGTCGGAAATTAACGACAGTATCCTTACTGCCCTGGCTGATATTGCGACAAATGCAAGCGATATAGATGCGCTTGAGGCGGCTGTCGCAGGACTCGATGCCGTTGCCGGCTCGGATGGTGAAATCCAGTTTAACGAGTCCGGCCAGCACGCTGCGGATTCGGAGCTGACCTTCAACTCGACAACCAAGACCGTAACTACAAGAAAGCTGGTTGTGGACAGGTTGCTTGCAGGGGGCGTACACGAATGAACGCAGCCAAGAAAGATTCTGGAGCAATAAATCGGTGTATGATTTCTATATTCTCAAAATTTGATATGGCGGGCGGTTCGGAACGCAGGTGTGTAGAACTTGCCAACGGCATTGCCAAATATACGGACAATCAGGCATGTATCCTGGCGGAAAAGGGATTTCCCGAATCACTGAGACCGTTTATTGCTCAAGACGTAAAGATAGTCACGGACGCTTTTGAGCATCAGGATAACTTCTACGAATCAGATTTCGTTCTCGTGGTAAATACGGACTGCAAAGAGTTCTCCACTATGGATTACTGGCAGGGCAAAACGCACAGAACGGATAACATAATTGACCTTAAGCGCGTCAAAAAGATGGGGTTTCTTTATAACTTTTTGATAAGTCCTGTCCAGCATTTGAATGAGATTGCCGAGATTGTCGATACAACAATAATCACTACTAACAGGAAGTTCTTCAATGAGATAGGCTCACAGGACAGGTACGATAAGGTCTGGCAGCTTCCGAGGTATATCCTGCCAAGCCCGATAAGTCCTGACAGGGTTAAGACGCGAATCAGGGATAAAGCAAAGTCGTTCGGATGCCATTCAAAGAAGCTGGGCAGTAAGTGGAACCCAAGCTGGCCTGAACTGACTAAGATGACAAAAGGCAGGTATCCTGATATTGAGTTCGCTTTTATGGGCATGAAGGGCGAAATAGCAAAGAAGATGAATAATGCCGTATGTCTCAAAGAAGACGAAAAGACCGTCGCTGATTTCCTCGATGGCCTGGACATATTTGTTTTCTTTCCTGAATATAAGCGTGAGGAGCCGTGGGCAAGGGTAATCGCAGAGGCTATGATGGCGGGGCTGCCGGTGATTGCTCTCGATAAGGGAGGCACTTCGGATCAGGTTATCAACAATAATAATGGTATTCTTTGCCGGTCATTCGAGGACTATTACAAGGCTATTGTGTACCTGGTTGAGCATCCTGATACAGTAAAAGCTATGAGTAAAAATTCCATCCGCATATCGAAGGAGTTCCAAACCGAAAACGTTATTAAAAAGCTGATGGAGATTATATGGGCATAAATGTCGATACGATGGATTTTTTCTATGATTCACTTTACTCAATGAACATTAAAAATCTTAACGGTGTCTGGCTCCTCGAATTGGGTAATCAGGGCATAAGAAATCCTGTAAAAGAGAAGTACAAAATAAAGACAGGAAAATCAAAAGAATATTTCCTGAGCCTCAGGTGCAATCATCATTCAATCGACTGGAATGGGCTTGATGGCGCTATTCCACTGGACTTGTGTGAGCCTATACCAATTCCAAAGTTTATTAAGGGCTTTGATATTATCACTGATTTCGGTGATATGGAACACGTCCGGGGCGGCGCGGTTACGCAGAGAGACGAATGGCAGCCGGGCGAAGGACAATGGCTGGCATGGCAAAATATTCACGATATGGGCAAGGCCGGCTGTCTTTATATCCATACCCTGCCGATGGTAGGTTCTTTTAAGAATCATGGCAGCTATCATTATACCTTTGATTTCTTCAATAACTTGTGCAAGGCCAATAACTATAAAATATTAGAGTTAAGAGACAATCAGAATGATAAGAGACATCACGGGCGGGATTACGTATTCTGCTCGTATATAAAACAGGATGATAAACCTTTTGAGCCGGATTGGGAGATTTTTAAGACATGGATTCACCGCTAAAGATAAGTTTCTGCATAACCTGTATGAACAGGCTGGACGATTTGATGATTACGCTTCCGGCGAATATCCAGGCCAATGCGTCCTATCCGAATTGTGAGTTCGTTCTCCTCGACTACAATTCCAGTGATGGGCTTGCCGAATGGATTAACCGAAAGATGCTCCATCATATCAAAAGCGGCAAACTGGTTTATTACAGGACGGATGAGCCGAAGTATTACAGCATGTCCCATTCCCGCAACGTGGCTTTCAAACTTGCAACCGGCGAGATAGTTAATAATGTTGACGCTGATAACTTCACGTTTGACGGAGCGCCTTGTTCTATGTGTTTTGCCGCGTGGCTCAATGAGCAGGCGATAGTTCATCCTGAAAAGACCGTCTTTGCCAAGACGAAGCAGGTAACGATAATGCACGGCAGGGTTGGCTTTTACAGGAATGAGTTTATAAACGATTTGGGCGGCTATGATGAGGACTTTGTCGGGTACGGGCATGATGACCAGGACATAGTGCAAAGAGCGCTGGAGCTTGGTTTTAATATTGTAAAATGGGGAAGCTCTTATTTCTACAGAATCCAGACCCCGCCCGCAAAGAAGAACGTCAACTTATTAGATAACTGGGACGAGACGAGACGAGCGAACAGGGAACTGTCTTACAGGAATCTCTTGTCCGGCAGATACAAAGCCAATTTAAATAGGCAGTGGGGCAAGGCGGTATTGACAAGGAATTTCAAAGAAAAAGTTTTTATATGATATACGAAAATATATGGAGATATGACGAGTACAATTTTCGCAGGTTCAAGCCCGGCGATATAGATTATTATCTGGACATAGGCGGCTGCATCGGCACTTCGGCTGTTATGTTCAAGGTTCTTGTCCCGGGCGCAATAGTTATATCTCTTGAACCAAGTATAGCCGATTATGAGATTCTACAAATTGCTGCTGGAACGTGGAATATACATTGCCACAACATAGCTTTAGGTGATGGAAAGCCGATGTGCTTTCATTACAGGCGGTCTGGCTCTCACAGGTTCTATGCTGAATCTGAAAAACAGTGGTGGCCTAAAAACCATTACACGGTCGAGAGTATGACCTTTTCCGACATAGTCAAAAGATTCAGCGTAAAAGGCAGGTACGTTATCAAGGTCGATACCGAAGGCGGAGAACGCTTCCTTCTGAATGACAAGGCCGCTGTGGATATTATCCGGGGATGCGTCCAGTTCAACTTCGAGTACCATTTTGGAATAGGTGGACCGAAAGAACAGTGGAATGAATGGTTCCATAACTTTACAGATACGCACAATATGTTCGTCCGCTCGAAAGAACGCAACAAATGGTCGAGCAACTATGTTCCCGCGACAGGTCTCATAGAGATAAACAGAATTGAATATTTACTGGTGAAGAAATGATAAATTTGATAGCGGCAAACGTTAGCAAAAAATCCCGTTACAAGATGGATAGTATCGTAACTCTTGTAAAGGCACAGATATTAAATTCATTAGATGTCGGCTGGCTTCCTGAAAATATAATGCTCGTTACAAACTTTAATTTTAATCGTTGGGGCGTCAAGGCGCACCAGATAGAGTTCAATCCGATTTGCCTTACAGGAAGCAAGATGTATGCTGTCCGGTACGCCCTTCAGTTCTGCGATGCAGTATGGGCGCACGACCTGGACGCATGGCAGAACGTCTGGTTCGATTTGCCTGATATTAAGGATGTCGGCGCTGCTACTTACGATAATCACAAGTTTAACGGCGGTTCTATCTTCTGGCGGAAATCGGCGATTGATTTAGTTGATACGGTTATATCGATGCTCGAACGGGAAAAAGCCACTTACGAGGAAAACGTGCTAAACAGGGTTTTGAAAAAGAACTCCGTGAGGGTGACGAAGTTGAACTATACCTATAATGTCGGCTGCTCGAATTACAGGCAGAGATGGCGTGAAAGTGAAAAGCCGATTAAGGTAGCCCACTTCCATCCATACAACCGGATAGCCTGGGAAACGCAGGCATTGGACAGGTGCGGACTCGGTGAAAAAGGAATAAGTGACAGGCTCGAAAGCCTTTTGCGAAATCATTATGAATTGGCAACAGAATTAAAATTGAAAGAGGTTATATATGGCAATGCAAACAACAAGATGGAGTCCTGATACGTGTGATTGTGTGATTGATTATCAATATGATGATTCCCTACCAGATAAAGTGTTCACTGTCAAGGAAATAATCAAGGCTTGCAGACATCATAAGGATATTCTTGTTAAGTCTGAACATTATCAGACAGTCGTATCGGAAAATCGCAGGAAAAATATTTTGTACGGTCAGATTATTCAGAATATATATTCTGTTGCAAACGAGGTTGCTGATTCAGAGGGCAACGTGGTAAAGCAGCTCAAAGCGGGCAGGGACATCAGGTTTAATTATGATGATGCAAGGATTCTCCAAGTTGAGCTGGCTGGATTTACGCCTGCTGAAAAATCATCGGTGAGGGATATTGTAAAATCTGACAATAAGGTAAATATAAAGGTTTAAAATGGCTGCCGCATTACTTGTATCTTCCGGCTCTAATGCAATAGCTAGCACAACAAATCGCTGCTATCACGTTGGTAATTCTGCGTTGGGCGGCGTGAATGTGGCAAGCGAGGCCAATGTCCAATCGAAGGTAAGCGTAGCTGGGACATTCAGCAATCTTACTGTTTACGTCAGCGTCAATAGCTATGGTTCAAATACAAATCTAAGATTCAGGATTGACGCCGGCAATGGCAATCTGGATTGTACAATACTTGCTAATACTACGGGATGGTTTGAGGACACGACACATACGGACGAGGTAGAGGTTGGCGACTTAATTAACCTCTTAGCTGCCGCCGGTAATGCAGTTACCGTCAATAATCCTACAATATTATTTACTGCGGCATCAAACACTACATCGAGATTGAAATCACATTTTACAGGCACGGCAAACTATTCCGCGGATGATACTACTTATTACCAGCACCTAATCGGCAATGCTTCGGCAATGTCAACGACTGCCGCCAATAACAGGTCTATCGCCTATACAGTTGGCACATATAGCAGGCTTCAGGTAAAAGTCAACGGCAATGCCAGGACATCCGATACGACATTCAGGTTCCAGGTGGCAGGGGGAAATGGTAATCAGGTTATTGTCGTTGCCGGCGGCCTTACCGGCTATTTTGAAGATACGACAAATACCGATGTTATTACCAGTTACGACCAGACTGTCAATATATCTATGGCTCTCGGACATGATGGCGCGGCGAACGTCCTGACGATTTATTACACGGCAGTATCATTTACCACAACCAACTCATCGTTTCCATTATTTGCCAGCGGTAGTATGTCCGCCGGCGGCGGCGTCACGCAATATCATACGATTGCAGGCAGCGATGGTTCAGCATCAGATACTGAAGCAAATCAGCAGGTCGATGCGAGCGGTACATATACAATTTCAAAGATGTACTGCTATATATCCGCCAATGCCGCCGCCGACACAACGTTCACATTCAGAAGGGATGATATCGGCGATACGGCATTGACTTTTACTGTTCCCGCCAGTAGTACAGGCAATTTTTATGACATTGTTCATACCGTTGACGTTGTCAATACCGATTTAATATGCATCAAGAAAGCGTTGGGCGGCTCAGGGTCTTTAGTTTTGAGGACTTTGGGAGTTCTGGCAACAATTTCAGGGGTATCTTCAAGCCACAGCAGTTCATCACACAGTTCGTCATCTCAGTCGAGCAGTCATTCATCGAGCAGCCATTCATCGAGCAGTCACAGTAGCAGTAGCCATAGTTCATCTTCGCATTCTTCATCAAGCAGTTCTCGTAGTTCGAGCCATAGTTCCAGTTCGCATAGTTCATCCTCACAATCGAGCAGTCACTCAAGTAGTAGTCATTCATCATCAAGCTCTTCGGTGTCGAGTAGCCATAGCAGTTCTTCACATAGCAGCAGCAGTCACTCAAGTTCCAGCCATAGCAGCAGCAGTTCTTCGGTGTCGAGTAGTCACAGTTCATCGAGCCATTCGAGTTCTTCGCATAGCAGCTCATCGCATAGTTCATCGAGCAGTTCGAGAAGTTCATCACACAGTAGCAGTTCTCACAGTTCAAGCAGTCATAGTAGCAGTAGCCACAGCAGTAGCAGTTCTTCTCGTTCAAGCTCGCATAGCAGTAGTTCGCATTCGAGCAGCAGTCATTCGAGTTCGTCACATAGTTCATCAAGCAGTTCTCGAAGTAGTTCTCATAGCTCGTCCAGCCATAGCAGTTCGAGCCGGTCAAGTTCTCATTCGAGCAGCAGTCATTCAAGTTCTTCGCACAGTTCGAGCAGCCATTCATCGAGTTCGCATTCAAGCTCGTCACATTCTTCATCGAGCAGCTCCCTAAGTTCGAGTCATAGCTCGTCAAGCCATAGTTCGAGTTCGCACAGCAGTAGCAGCCATAGCAGCAGCTCTCATAGTTCCAGTTCTCGAAGCAGCTCACATAGTTCATCTTCGCATTCGAGTTCGTCTCATAGCAGTAGTAGTCATTCGTCATCGAGCAGCTCCCGTTCGAGCAGTCATAGTAGCTCCTCTCACAGCAGTAGCCATAGTTCTTCGTCCCATAGCTCTTCAAGTAGTTCTCGTAGTAGCAGCCATTCAAGCTCATCACATAGCTCAAGCTCTCATAGTTCCAGTAGTTCGTCGAAGTCATCTTCGCACAGCAGTTCGAGCCATTCATCGTCAAGTTCGTCTCAGGCTTCTTCTCACAGCTCATCAAGTAGTTCGGTATCGTCATCACATTCGTCATCGAGCCATTCGAGCAGTAGTCACAGTAGTTCCTCACACAGCAGTTCGAGCCATTCATCCAGCTCTCATAGTTCAAGCAGCAGCTCACGTTCTTCGAGCCATAGTAGTAGTTCGCATTCGAGTTCGAGTCACTCATCTTCTTCGCATTCATCGAGCAGTCACAGCAGCTCAAGTCATAGTAGTTCGAGCAGCTCGCGGAGCTCGTCACATTCTTCATCGAGCCATAGTTCAAGCTCACATTCATCAAGCAGTAGAAGCTCGTCGAGCAGTTCGAGGTCAAGCTCCCACAGCAGTAGTTCGCACAGTTCAAGTTCACATTCGAGTTCGAGTCATTCAAGCAGTTCCTTGAGTTCGAGCCATAGCAGCTCCAGCCATTCATCATCGAGCCGGTCAAGTAGCAGCAGCTCTCAAGTATCGAGCAGCCATTCGTCAAGCTCTCACAGTTCAAGTTCTCATAGTAGCAGCAGCCACAGTTCTTTGCCGTCGAGTTCTCATTCATCATCTTCGCATAGCTCGTCCAGTCATTCTTCGAGCAGTCACAGTAGTTCGTCGAGGTCGAGCAGTCATTCATCATCATCACACAGTTCTTCCAGCCACAGCAGCTCTTCGCATAGCAGTTCGAGCCATAGCTCCTCACAAAGCAGTAGCTCACATAGTTCGAGTAGTCATAGCTCAAGCTCTCACAGCAGTTCGTCTCATTCGAGTTCGAGCAGCTCTGCGACACCAACCCTCCAGACGGACTACATACATATATTCAGCGAAACCGTTATTGAACCTGCTCATGCCTCAGATAATCCGAGCAGCGTTCTTATCGGGGACGATTTGGAAGTGCAGGGCGATTCATACCAGGGCGGCGCAGTTCATTACAGCAAAATAGATTCCAATGGTCATCATAGTTTTGCCGGTATCGCCGGTTTTTATCCGAGACTCTTAACCCAGGCCGATAAACCAGCAGCCGGAACGGGCCTAACAGAATGTAATGCCGGTGAACTTTTGATATGGAAAGATTCGGATGACAATAAAATATATTTGTGTTTTAATGACGCCGGAACGGTTAAAACTGTAGAATTAGCATAGGAGAATAATATGCCTGCAATATCAGACACACAGACAATAACGAAACTCGAACAGTTCGGTAAGCCCGAAACAGACTGGCAGGGCAATAAGACATATACACTGCCGGACGGTACGAAGATGACATTCACGGAAGGGGGCGACTTCGTAAGCAAGACTCTGCCTTATGAATGGACTAATCAATATAGTGAATACGAAAAAGGCCGTATCAAAGCATTACGTGGGATTAGGCAAATTGTCGCTAAGAATGAGCCTGTACCGGAAAACTATAAGCAGCTCTATTCTCCGCAGGATCAGCAGCTTATCGAACAGTATGAGGCCAAAAGAAGCCAGATTGCTAATGACCCCGAACTCGAAGAATCGGAGAGGCAGGCTCTTTACGATAAAATTGATGCCAGAATAAGCGCTATCCCTCATATCTCGCCGCAGATGCAGGAACCTACCCCGCAACAGAGATTCGAGTCATCTATCGTTACCGACCCGACAACCGGATTAAGAGGCACATTCGACCCTAAGACCGGCAAATTCGCCGCCCTCGAAGCAGATACGGTAACGCAAAAACAAAAGGAGATTGATAACGAGCGCAAGCAGAAACTTTTCGATTCTATGTACAAAGCTCAGCTTGACCCGATGTACAAGGCAAGCGGCCAGCCAGTTTTGGATGAGCCGCATTTAATCGAAAAGGCGAATATGATTGTGGATATGATGAGCGGAAAGATACCCACAAGTCAAAAATCCGAATTGACACAGTTAGACTCAACGTGGATTTCTGTTATGCAGAATCTTTCAGCCTCAAATAAAAGTAATATAGAATTAAAACCAAATAAACGGAAACCCGATAAACAGTTGATAACTGATGCTATGACACAATATGTCATCTATGCCGCCAAGCTCGGTATATCACAGGATGACGCCAAATCTGATTTTCTGCAAAGATATCAAAACGAAGTTGGCGGCGGTCCCTGGGTACAATCCATACCAAAATTAACGCCTGATATGCAGCACGAGGCACAAATCACGATTGCTAATAAAGTCAGGGTGAAAGACCCGATGTTTGAAAAATACGATGTTAGCGGCAATCAACAGAAAAGGGTCTATCATGTCGGAGAGGTGGGGCCGGATGGAAGAATAATTGGTGCATTTGCTGGTGGAGAGATACCAACATCACAGGGTGCAACTGAGCCACAAGGCAACGCCGGACAGCAAACAACTTCTCAGATACCAAAGGGGCTTGAACCTTACTGGGATAGTATGAGCGAAGAAGAAAAACAGACTGTTTTACAATATCTTGCCAAGGGCGGCAATATAAACGAAGTTATTAAACGAGCTAAAAAATGAATAGATTTTCTGATTTATTAGAAGAACCCGTACAAACACAAACGACATCAAATAGGTTCTCCGATTTACCTGTGCCACAGGAAGAAACTCCCAAGCCGGCACTGCCCACTGATAGGCCATTGAGCCGTAACGAACTATCGGCTATGGGCGTTACTGCTCAGACGAACCTTCAGCAGAGGCAGGTTATAACGGATGTGCTGAACAGGAAAACAAACGAATTACAGTCGACACAATTCAATATTATTGACCCGACAGACCCGCTTGCAAAAAAACTTCCTGTTAAGCAACCCAAGCAGATAAATCCTGAGTATGTCAAACAGGCTGAAGATACGATAAATAAAATGACAGGACCTGAATTTGCGAACTTTATGTCTCGCGTTAAAGTTGACCCCTTCGGCGCAGGACAATTTCTGACAAGACATCTCACAGGTAAAAGTGGGAAAGAATATGGTGAAGCCGTTGATGCTGTCTATCAGGCGATAAGTAATGTTCAATCAAAAACCAAAATAACGGACTGGAAGAAATATCCCGGACTCGTAGGTGATATTGTAAAGACAGTCGCAGAGTTTGCCGCGTTGCCCGGTGGTGGAGGTATTGGCACAACAGCCGCAAAGTTTGCCGCACAGACGGCTCTACAGCTTCCGACTGTTGAGGAAGAACAAATACCCTTTGAGCAGGCGATGTCAAATCGAGTAAAGAATATGGCAAAATCAGCCGTTACAGGTATCGGAGTAGGCGCTCTGGGGAAGTATATACCGAATCCCATTGCAAGAGTTCCAATAGCGACAGGTGGTTTCATGGGATTGACGGCTCTTGAAGGGGGAACGCCAGACCAGATATTAGAATCAGGTATAACGGTTTTGGGATTTGAGGCAGTTGGCCTTGCGCAGCGCGGTCTTCATAAGCGGGCGGTGGAAAAGGCTATTGAGTTCAATCCGAAACTGAAAAGTGCAGACCGGCAGGCGCTTGAAAACTCGATGGTTCAGTTCGCAAAAACGGTAAATACGCCGAAAGAGGTAAAAACAAAAGGTTCTCCACTTGCCGAAAACTACAAGAAAGTTGAATCTTTATTACAGGAAGCACAGACCACAAAAGACCCTGCCAGGCGGACGGAGATAGGCAAATCTCTTGAATCTCTGGATGTCGAAATCAATGTCCTGTCGAATCTTGGGGATAAAAATATCAGTGAACTACATGCAATTGCAGACAAATTTGGTGTACCCATCAAGAAGGGATTGTCTAAATCCGCAATAATCAATTCTTTAACCGGCGTAAAAGACCTCAGCTTGATAGAAAAGACCGAGACAGGGTTCAGAGTGAAACTGCCGATTGCCGACAATAAAGCGGGCAAGGGCTATGAAATACACGACTTTAATAACTATTCAGAAGCACTGGATTTTCTCAGTAAAAACCAGAAAACGCCGGAACCGTCAGGAAAGCCTCCCACGGCCCCTACAATCGAAGCGGGCAAAGAGGGCGGCCAGACACCCACTGAGGTTAAACAGCCTGAAATCGGGCAGGTTGAGCCTGTTCGTCAAGTACCTCCTCCTCCTTCCGGGCAGGCCGCCGCCGTTACTCCTGAAAAGTTGGCAGAGGCAGGAAAGCCTCTGGCAGCCCCTACAATCAAAGGAAAAATGGAGGGTATAGAACCACCCACTAAACCTATATCGCCCCCAGAAGGCGGCAAGGCGGCTGAAATAATAGCATATCACGGAACATCACAGGAAGCCGCAAAATCTATAGAGGCGAAAGGATTCAATCCCAAGATAACAAACGGCCAATTTTATGGTTCAGGAGTTTATCTTTCGTCAGACCAAACAGAAGCTGCAAAATATGGCGAATCGGTAATACCTCTTAAAGTCAAACTGGATAATCCTTTTATTCTTGATATGAGCAAATATCGTTCAGTAGAAGAATGGTATGACGAAATACAGAAGGATATTGATTATCCGTTAAAAAATGATTACGGAGAAGCTGTTACTGTCCACCAAACGGATTTGGAAGGTGGGAAAATAGCCAAACTAAAAACAGAAGCAATAGAAGCTGCCCAAGCAATTACTGATTATTTAAAAGACAAAGGTTACGATGGTGTTATTGTCAAAGAAAAAGGAAATCCGGACGAGATTGTTGTTTTTAATCCAGAACAGATAACAAAACAGGCGCAAAGAATTGAGGGCAAGCCTGCACAAGCCGAGAAGCAGCCCGCCGAGCCGGTGAAGCCGAAAATCGGTACTATCGCAGCAAAAGAAGCAGAAACACAAATACCCGGCAATGAGATAGTTAAATCTAACGCAAAAAGAGCCGCAGGTGGCTTTCTTACTATGTTCTGGGATATTCCGGGACCTAAACAATTAAGACAAGGAGCTGAGTCTTTATATCAGGATTTTGTAAATAGATTTTCTTCTATCGAAAGTACCGTTAAAAAGGCTCAAAAACTCGGTATGAAGGTAAAGCCGGGTGAAAACGCTGCTTTAAGAGCAAGAGGCTATCTCGGTATGGCTCGCAAAGTCGAATCAGTATTGAATGATAAAACTTATTTAATCAGGCCGGACGGCAAAATTATAACTACAGGGGAAGGTTTGAAACCTATTCTCGATAGTTATGATTCCTCAATAAAATCTTTTGAAAAGAACAGGAAAATCAGAGAACAGGATTTTGACGATTATCTCGTAGCAAAAAGGACTATCGAAGATTTACAGAGAGAGCCATACGAGGGGGCTGAAAGAAATATAGTTTCACCAGAAGAAGTTTCTGTAGCCCAGAAAAAGTTAGACGTATTGAATAAGAAATACGGCCAAGACGCATTGGCGCAGATAGAAAGTCACGCCCAGAGGCTATATCAATATCAAAAACGAATCTTACATAGTCTTGTTGACGCAGGAAATATATCACAGGCGCTTTACGATAAAATCGTAAAAGAAAATCAGCACTATATACCTTTTGACCGTGTTCTTGATGAAGAGGTATTCTCAGGCGGCGTTCCGGTATCCAAGAAAAGATTTACAGAGGCACGAGCGCCAATCAGAAAAATAAAAGGCAGTAAGGGTCTTAAAGCCCAACCCGTAATGGAGACTGTGATAAAAAATACATATAAAATACTTGAGGCAACCGAACGCAATCAAATAGCCAAAAGTATTGCAAAACTTGGCGAAGTTCTTCCTAACGAGATAAGCCCTGTCCGCATTAAGATGTATCCAATCAAGGTTGACCCAAAAGAGATTCTAACTGTTGTGAAAGAGTTTAGAAGTAAAACATCTAAAATAATGGAGGATATAAAGAAAACCAGAACCGAAGGCGGCGAAAATGCGGATATATCTGGACCGCAGCAAAAACTTGAAAAAGTCGTCAAAGATTCACTCGTCCATAGAGGATTCAGTGAAGGTGAAGCTGAGAGTTTCATTTCTCAAATAAAAAAACAGAAGCCAGGCGAAAAACCGTCCGCGGGAACCAACACGGTCGAAACAATAAGACAGGTCATCAAAGAGACACAGAGAATAATCACCTCAAAAGAGCCTGTTGAATCTACTATATTTAGGGCTTCACAATTTAAACCCAAAGGCGACGTAATTGAGTACTTCGATAATGGTCACAGAAAATATATTGAAGTTCCTGAAAACCTATACAAATCCATGACGGGACTGAACGAAGAAGGGGCTGGGATTATGGCAAAAATCCTGTCGAAGCCTGCTCACTGGTTGAGAGTTGGAGCCACAATAACACCGGAGTTTATAGTAAGAAATCCTTTGCGAGATACCTGGACAGCAGGGATGCAGACAAGTTTTGGTTTCGTACCGTTTGTTGACCAGATAGGGGCTATTGCGGATATTCTCGGCAAATCTAAAGAATATCAGGACTGGAATCGTTCGGGTGGTGCATATTCAGGTTTTGTCGAACTGAGCAGGCCGGCTCTTAATAAGGCATATAAAGAACTCACTGCTACCACAAGCACTAAATTATTAAAAAAATTAAACATCCTAACAGACTTACAAGATATAAGTCAGCTTATGGAACAAGCGACAAGATTGTCTGTTTATAAAAGAGCTATAGGAAAAGGATTATCTCCCGTAGAGGCTGGATTTGAATCGAGAGAAGCAACTGTTGATTTTGCCAGACGCGGAGCCAAGATGAGTAATATATCTTCAGTGGTAGCTTTTCTTAACGCCAATATACAGGGATTCGATAAAACAATTCGGAATAGCATAAAACATCCGTATTCAACCGCCATAAAAGGCGCATTGACTATAACTCTGCCCTCTTTATTATTATATCTAAGAAACAGGGACGATGAAGAATATAAAGAAATACCCCAATGGCAGAAGGATTTGTTCTGGATAGTAAGATTAGGCGATACACATTACAGAATCCCGAAACCTTTTATTTACGGCCAGGTATTCGGCACATTGCCGGAAAGATTTTTCGCGTATCTTGATACAAAAGACACTAAAGCTTTTGATGGGCTTGCCACTTCAATTATTGACGCCGCTTCTCCTGTGGGATTAAATCCTGTTGAATCAATGATTCCAACGGCAATAAAACCTATGATTGAAAACTGGGCCAATAAAAGTTTCTTTACTGAAAGAGAATTAGTGCCGGATTACAAATTAGAATATCCAAAGTCAGAACAATACGGTCGTTATGAAACCAAAACAGCTAAAAAACTTGGGGAATGGTTCAATTACAGTCCGGCAAAAATAGAAAATCTCATTCAGGGATATTTTGGCGGCACGGGAAAATATGCCCTTGAAGGAGTAGATACCCTTGTGAGTGCCATTAAAAAGGAAAATTCCACTGGCAGGCCAAAAGAATTATCTGATTACCCATTGGTTAAAGGTTTTGTTACCAGACCTGCCATCGGACCAACTTCAGAATCAATCGCTGATTTTTATAAAAACTGCGATACTATTCTTGGCTCAAGCGCTGCCTATAACGCCTTAATAAAAACAGGAAATGTAGTAAAGTCAGAAAGGTTGCTGAAAAATAAACCCAAACTTGTTTTGTCCACAACATTAAGAAAATATCAAACTGCTTTATCTGATTTATCAAAATCAAACGATATGATAGCACAATCTAATATGACAACTAATGAAAAAAGAGAGAGAATCAAAACTAACGATAGGCTAAGAGTAGAATTGGCAAGGCAGGCAAATGAACTTATCGAACAGTTCAAATCGTCCAGCGATTAACAGATTATAAGTTTTACTTATAACAAAATAAGATTTACTTATACACTACAGGCATTTTTGATTTCCTGTTTTATACTTTTCATGTGCGAAAACAATTCGGGCTCAAGTTGTCTTAATTTAGGAAGGTATTTAGTTTTATGAGCAAGATGCCTGTTCTTTAATCTTAAAAACTCATCTATTTTTTCCTGCGAAACCTCACTTCCTATTAACCTTCTCTTCCAACCATTCGAAGGCCAGGCATAAGGTCTGTCAAATTCCTTCGCGGGTAATATAGCTTTTAGCTGTGCTATATTCCATGAACCATTCAGACTCATACCTTGCTTTATTATTTCTTCTGTAATGATAGGCATTGTTATTACCCTTATACTATAGAGTGTTTATTAACATTCATACTCAAGATGATACATTCGTAAACTGGTGAACGGGATAGACTTTCCCCCTCAAAAAGGAGAAAAGTCTAACATTCGTGTACCGGAGCCACGGTGTCGATGTTCCTTTGACTGTTTCAGCCTTTTAGCGTAATTTTTTTAACGTGGACTACGAGTAGCAGTCAAACTCTCTCTGATTCCTTTACGGAACGGTACATCGGGGTTTTCAGTCAAATGTACCTGTAACCACCAGACAAAAACTAAAATTGTCAGTAAGCTTGTCCTGTCTCAAAGAGACGCCCGGACTTGATGCTGCTCACTCTTAGCACCTTCAATCATTTGTAATGACCGCCACAGATATACCGCTGTGGCGCCGGTAGTAAAGACTAAACTTTTTAATAAAAAAACGGTAGAAAAGTATCAATAGTTATCTTATCTAAATCATACACCTTAAACTTGAAATTATTAACGTTTCCAGCCATACTATTCTTGGTAAGGTAAGTTTTCTTAATATCATCTTCATTATCACCAAACATCACAGCACAATCCAGAATTACACTCGGTCCCCCCCAAGTAGCGACAGAATAATGTAATATTAGAAACTTCTTCATTCACCATTACTCCTCATGGAGCAACCAATGGTCGAACAAAAAAGCCGGCCAAATATGCAGTGATGACCGGCTTCGCAGAAGGAGGTCCTCATTGCGAGGACGTGATGAAAAGCAAAAAAGAGGCCGACAGATAATGAAATTGGAAAATATCCGCCGGCCAAGTTCGTATTATTAAAATGTTTTATTTCCAAAGTCATTGTTTCAGAAAATAACATCGGGAGTTTTGGAGTGCAAGAAAAATCTTTTAAATTTTTTTTATTTTTATTTTGACAGTATCGAGATTGAAAGTAGAATTGCGATTATGAATCTGATGCTAATTCAATTTGATATTAAGTTAAACAGCCCAAACGGAGAAACTTTATACATTTTTTGCGCCCGCCGGTCTGCACCTCCGATTAGCATCAGTTGTAACCAGGTCGGCGGGTTTTTTTTATTATGAGATACGTTCTTAAAAACCATCAGAGTCCGGGCGATATAGTAATGCTGACTGCAGCGGTCAGGGATTTGAAGCTGTCTCACCCGGAGATAGAGATTGACGTTGACAGCGCCTGTCCTGAGATATGGGAAAATAACCCATACCTTACAAAAGGAGATGGCGGAGAGGTAATCAAGGCCGATTATCCCCTAATACACGAGTCGAACGAATGCCAATATCACTTTATTCATGGGTTCAGGCTGTTCCTCGAAGAAAAACTTAGTGTAACAATCAAACCCACAAAATTCAAAGGAGATATTCATATCTCGGATGAAGAAAAAGGTTGGACTTCACAGGTCGAGGAAATGGGAATCAAAAGCGATTTCTGGCTCTTGAACGCCGGGGGAAAGTACGATTTTACCGCGAAATGGTGGAATCCAGCCTCATGGCAGAGGGTTATTGACCGCTTCAAGAACAAGATTACATTCGTTCAGGTGGGCGATAGCAAACACTGGCACCCTGAATTAAAAGGCGTAGTGGACCTTATCGGGAAAACGGATTTGAGGCAGTTGATACGGCTTGTATATCATTCTGTGGGCGTTGCAACGGTGGTAAGCCTGCACATGCACCTTGCGGCGGCTGTGGAGTCTAGGCATGGCTTGCTGAATCGGCCATGCGTTGTTGTCGCCGGCGGCAGGGAGCCTGCCCAGTGGGAGGCATATCCTCATCACAGGTATCTTTCTGTAAATGGTGCAATGCTGTGCTGCGATAACGGTGGATGCTGGAAGAGCAGGTGCCAACTTGTAGGGGACGGTGATAAAAAGGATGAAGAAAGCGTATGCTTGTATCCGGTTGACCTGCCGGGTAAGGCTCCTCTGCTTCTTGAACTGCCCAGCAAAAAGACGCTGCGAATACCGGCTTGTATGGATATGATTAAAGCCGATGATGTTATACGTGCGATAGAGACGTATTACGCAAGAACGGCTGGTGTCTTAAAGTACAATAATTAGATGAAATTATGAGCCGGAATAAAGGTAGCAAAAGATACAAAAGGTCTGGTGGAATGACAGTTTGTAGGAAATGTAAGCAGAGAATGAGTATTGCAAAGCTGAAATATCATAAGTGCAGGAAGTAGATAGTTATGAGTTTTACGCTTAAACATTTGAAAATAGTGCAGGATAACTTATTGCAGGGCGACCAGCTTGGAGCGATGAAAGAATTGAATTTGCTTATAGCTCGATACGAGCAGCTTCATAATGAGCAGAGACGAGCAATAGAATTATATAATCAGCAACACCCGAAAACACAGGAGATTAAAAATGGATGCGGACGAGAAGGATGACGGCATATTGTTCTGTGAAAAGTGTCGAAGAGAAATAAAAAAAGGTCAGTCGGCCTTTGAGTGTAAGGCCTGTTTAAGAATTTATTGTACAGATTGCTCTGAAAATTTTGACAGATGTGAGTATTGCAAAGATAAAATCTGCGAAAGCTGCAATATGATTAAAAAGTCAGTTCAAAAAAAGTTATGCGTTGATTGTTTTGATATGATGATATAGAAGGAGAATAAAAATGTCAATAACACAGGAACAGAGAGCGGAACGTAAGAATCACCTGGGCGGGTCGGACATACCGGCGATTATGGGTTTTTCCCCTTATGCCAATTCGTATGACATTTGGTTATTAAAGACAGGCAGGGTGCAGGAGCCGGAGAAGAAACAGGATTACATAACGGCGGGCAATCTTCTCGAAAATCCGATTCTCGAATGGCTTAGTAAATTCCTTAGTGAGACGATAATCACCTCACCCATTGACCTTGAGAAACAGGTCAGAGGTACGCCAATCGTTGACCATATGGACGGCATAATCAAAAGCAACGGGGACCCGGTTGAGGTTAAGACGGAAGGTGTTGACCATCCTATTCGGATGCCTTGGGGGGAGGTTGGAACGGACGAAGTGCCAGAATATACCTGCATACAGGCCCACGTTCACCTTATGGCAACGGAGCGGGAAATCTGCCACGTGCCGACATTCATAGGCGGTCGGGGCTTCGGATATTTCTTTGTAAAGAGGGATGAGATAATCGTAAAAATGATTCTCGAAAAGTCGCTAAGGTTCTGGGAGGAAAACGTACTTGCCGACAAACCGCCGGAGAATATTGTGCCGAGTCTTGATATTGTCAGGCGAATCAGGCCGCTCGAAGGGGAAGTAGAAATACCAGACGCTCTTATCAAAATCTGGCAGGAAGCGAAAGAGCGTGAGACGGTGGCGAAGCACGATAAGGAATTTCATCAGGCCGAAATACTTGCATTGCTTGACGGCAGGGAGTCCGGGTTCTGTGCTAATGGTGTTATAACGAATCTCGAACAATCCAGGGCGGGCTATGTAGTAGAGCCTTGCTCATTCAGAGTTTTGAGGTTGAAAAAGAAAAAATAGGAAAGGAAACCAAACCAAATGAGAATTATAAGACTTCAAATCAATAATGTGCTGAATCTAAGGGCGATTGACGTTCGTCCCGCGAAAAATGTCAACAAGGTATCAGGCAAGAACGGTGCCGGCAAGAGCAACTTTCTCGAAACGATTCGCTTCTCGCTTCTCGGCAAGCGTGCCATGCCGGCCAAGCCGCTCAAGAACGGGGCTAAGAAGGGCGATATTGTTGTTGAGCTTGACGATTATATTATCAACGTCAAGATAACCGCCAACGGCGAATACTGGAACGTTACAGATAAGGAAGGTAAGCCGGTCGCTTCGCCTCAGAGCCTTTTGAAGGATATTGTGGGACCTGTCAGCTTCGACCCGCTGGCATTGCTTGATGATGACCCCAAGAAGCTCAGGCAGGTCCTTCTTGAGCTTGTGGGCGTGAAGCTGGACGATTTCGATACAAAGATAAAGAAAGTCCGGGACGATAGAACACTTGTCGGTCGAGCGGTTGACAGGAGCAAGGCATTATGTGACGCCTGCGTTCACCATGAGGATGCGCCGAAAGAGGAAGTTAGTGTTGCGGAATTGTCACTAAAGTTGCAGGATGCGAATGACTTGAATAATGAAATTAAAACGGTTGGTAGTGATATTGACGCGGCAAGGGTACGTATCAAGAATTGTGAAGGAAAAATTGAAGAACTTAAACAATTAATCTTAACAGAGGAAGAAGATATCAAAAAGGCGGTTAAATATCTCAAAACTTTTACCATTGTTGATACCGCCGCTATAACTGCCCAAATCAATAATGCCGAGCAAACCAATAAGAAAGTCCGCGACAATAAGGCTTATATCGAGCGCAAGAAACAGGCGGCGAAAGACAGCGAGGAATATGAAGCCTTATCTGAGCAGATTGAGGAATTGGAAACAGCCAAGTCCGAAGCTCTGCAAAAGGCGAAGATGCCGATACCGGGCTTGGGCGTAGATGATAACGGCGTCACCTATACCGATACACAGTATGGCACGAGACCGCTCTCTCAGGTCAATAAGGCCAAGAGAATCGAAATCGGAACTGCTATTCATATTGCTATGAATCCGAATCTGCGTGTTATGTTTGTCGATGGCAATAGTTTTGATGAGGCAACGGAAAAAGCTATTGAGTCGGCGGTCAAGGACGCGGATTATCAGTTGTTTGAGGAAGTTGTGGACGATACCACAGAAACAGGAATTATGTTAGTTGACGGAACTTTGAAAGAATAAATCACGTGGTTAGGCAATGTTAAGATTATTATGGCGTAAAGTCCGTAGCCGGAAGGTGCCGAGCATAATAACTCTTGGGTAGGCGCAAGACATTGCCGTTTTTATAAATTAGTGAAGGAGTAATTATGTCAGACGAACAAAAAGAACAGCAGGTTGAACACGTAGAGGCTCTGGCGGTGAGCCATAATGCAATCGAGCAAATGACAAGGGCGAGTATTGACATTCAAATCTCGACCGCCAAGAATTATCCCCGCAGTATGCAGAAATTTTACCAGAGAGCCGAGGCAATGGTAACAATGGACGAATCTACGGCGGCAAGCTGCCTTTATCGCAGGCCTGTCGGCAAAGAAGGTTCAAAAATGGTGTACGCCGAGGGTGAGAGCATACGGCTGGCTGAGATTGTAGCATCGTGTTACGGCAATATTCGTGTCGAAGGGATGATTATTGACGATGGCAATCCTCGTTATATCAAGGCTATCGGTGTTGCTCACGACCTCGAAACAAATACAGCTTGCCGGGCGGACGCTATTGAATCCACCGTAACGAAAAATGGTGTGCCATTCTCGGAACGAATGCGAATAGTTGTTGGCAAGGCCGCCCAGAGCAAGGCTATCCGTGATGCAATATTCAGAATCGTTCCTAAAAGTCTATGTAAGCCGTTAGCTGTTAAAGCAAAAATTGTGGCGATGGGCGATGCTAAAACCTTCGACAGCCGAAGGCAAGCGGTTGTGGCCTGGATTAAAGGTCTTAAAATTGATGCTCAGCGGGTCTGGGACGCCTTGGGAATATCCGGCGAAAAGGATATTACAATGGAGATACTTATTGAACTTGCGGGTATTAAAACGGCCTTAGATGACAAAGACGTAACTGTCGATGATGCCTTTCCGAAGCCTGAATCAGAATCAGATAAAGGCTCAACCGCCGACCGCATAAAGAACAAGCTCAAAGACAAGGAAGAGCCGCCGCCTGGTGACGCAACACAGGAAGCTGCTCAGACAGCACCCGAACCAGAAATTATGCACATTCACTACAATCATATGCGCTCCGAGTTGATAGATGATGGCAGATGTCCTGCTGCTGAAAAAAAGAAGGCCGAAACTCCGACTGTAAAAGGAAAAAAGGCAGAAACAAAACCTAAGATGCCTGTCGAGCCGCCACCCCCGCAAGTTAAGCCGGAACCTGAACATCAATATAAGTGTGGACGATGTGAAAGAACGGCGCCGGAAGGTGGTATATGTAAATATTGTAACGGTGCGTTGCTAAAAATAAAAAAGTGATGACATTCAGTTCAAAGGAGTGAAACGATGCTTATTGATTCGCAGTTGCGGCAAAGGATTCTGCGCAGTTTGCGATGGCTTGTTCGTGATGCACAGTATAGATTTGATGATTGTAAATTGAATAATGAGCCTGGCTCACAAGGCGGTTACAGTGCAGAAATGACGGAAGCGATTCGACTGCTCGATGATTTAGAGCAAGGGACAATGCTCCTGCCGGAAAAGCCGAATCCTGCCGGTTTTACAGAGCAGAATTGCAAAGATGTCGGCTATCTCGTAGGCATGACAGAGAAGCAGGCAGTCGAATTTTACTTACACTATTCAAAACAGGGATGGTTACAGGGCAACGGATTGCCCATTATTGAATTGAAAAGCGCTATGCGAATCTGGCAATTACATAATCAAAAAGACGCAACGCCGGAACTGGTGCGAAACAGAACCGGCAAAACTCCCCGTGATATTGACATCGAAAAAAGAGGTGGATAATTGACTGAATTACCTGATATAGAGAGATTATGGTCTATCGAGGCCGAAGCTGGTTTGTTAGGTTCGATGCTCTTTGACCTTGAGTGCATCCCGAATATCCTCGCTGTGATTACAAAGACAGAAATGTTCTATGACGAGGCACATAGATATATCTTCGATGCAATTATTGAATTGCATATCAAAAAAGTCCCGGTCGATGCAATCATGCTGCGTACTGAATTGAAAAGACAAAATAAACTCGAGGCAATCGGTGGAGTTGAATATATCGGTCGCATTTTGGAAAGTGTGCCATCTTCCGCCAACGCCTTGTATTATGCAAGGATAGTCAGGGACCGCTACAATTACCGCAAGCTGATTGACACAGTAGAGAAAATGCAGAAAACGCTTGAGGGCATAGGCGATACTAATGAACAGGTAACAAAAATACAGGAGCTTGCCCTGGGTCTGCGGCTTGAAGCGGATGTTACCGCCCATAGTTATAAAGATGAGGCTGCAGAGTCGGTTATGTCAATGGGCGATAAAAGGCATATGATTCAAACCGGCTTTCGTGATATTGACCGAATCATTGGGGGGATTCTAACAAATGAATTTGTCCTGATTGCCGGCAGGCCGGGGATGGGCAAGAGTCTTTTCATTCAGCAGGTGATAAATAACATAGCCAAAGGCGGCGGGAAAGGTATTATCTTTTCTCTTGAGATGAGCGCTGAAAGTATTATGCAGCGGTCGGTCTGCGCTATGAGTATGATTGATTCAAAAGGCTGGGAATCTGATATTCCGCAAAAAGAATTTGAAAGTGCGCTTGAATCTGCCGAGAAACTGCAGAGCTATAATGTGAGTATTTATGAGACGGTCGAAAATGCAAGGCAGATGTACGATATTATCGAGGTATCAAATAGAATCTCTCCTGTTACTATAGTGGGTATTGATAATATCCAGCTTATGCAGACCCGCCCGCCGGTACAAAAAGAATACGAACGGCTGACCATTATTAGCAGGCAGCTTAAAAAAATCACACAGTCATTTCATATCCCGGTTCTGTGTATATCGCATCTGAATCGTGAGGTTGATAAAAGAGATGAACACAGGCCGAGATTAAGCGACCTTCGGGGCTCCGGCTCGCTGGAGCAGGACGCTGATAAAATCATATTCATTCACCGTGAAGACCAGTATCGCAAACAGAAAGATGTGGATATGAGTCAGAATGACCTTGACGGTATCGCTGAAATTACCATATCAAAGAACAGGCGTGGCCGGTGTGGGACTGCAAAGCTCGTTTTTCGTGAGGAATATACTTTGTTTGCCGATATGGCACCGGAATATTTAGGGAGTATGTAAAAAGGAGTAACTATGGAAAATATTATAGGGATTGACCCGGGTGCAAACGGAGCGATGGTTCTTTTAAGACCAGACAGGTCAGTAGATATTGTCTGCTTTAGCAAATCTACCCAGGCCGGTGTGGTCGAAGCGCTTGCCGAATGGCGAGCCGGAGAGACAGTCTTTGCCTTCATCGAGCGGGTACATTCGATGCCGAAGCAGGGAGTATCCAGCACGTTCAAATTTGGCGTTGGATATGGCTTCTTGCAGGGCGTGCTGACGACCTTGAAAATACCGTTTGAGTTTGTTACGCCTATGACCTGGCAGAAGGTCTTGTCCTGCCAGAGCCACGGGGACAAAAATGTTACCAAACAGAAGGCTCAGCAACTATTCCCCGAACAGAGAATTATACACGCCAACGCCGATGCTTTGCTCATAGCAGAGTACGGATGGCGAAAACGAAAACAGTTTAACATTTAACGAAAGGAAATCTATTATGGGAAGACCGAGAAAAATCAAACCCGCCGAGGTTGAGCAAACTGAGGTCGAGGTAAAGAAAGGCGAGCAAAGAGCGCTTATCGACACAGCACCGGAAAATTCAAAGGAAATCATCCGGCACGCCAAAAAGTACAAAGAGGTTCAGACCGAAAGACTGGCCGCCCTCGTCCAGGAAAAAGAGGAAAAGCAAATCCTTCTGACCCTGATAAAAGAGGCTAACATCCAGCCTGTCGATGGCAAAATCAGCTTCCATTGTGATGGGTACAAAATTACCGTTGTGCCTCGTGATGAGCTAATCAGAATCAAAGAAGAAGGGGACGAATTAGAAGAGTAAAAGCCGGAAACTTTGAAGCGCAAAGAAAAGGCCTGTCGGTTAAAACAGGCCTTTTTTATGGTAATAAATCACTTGACGCACCATAATTTACTCTTTTTCTCATACAAATAACGCTCCTTGTCCTTGCCTTGCTTCTTTAACGGGAACTCCGGTATCAACTGCCTTTAATCTTTCCTCTGCAATCTTGCAATATTCAGGGCTTATATCTATGCCAATATACCGCCTGCCAAGCATCTTTGCCGCTACGCAGGTTGTGCCTGAACCACAGAAGGGGTCGAGAATAATTTGGGCATTATACATATTAAGTATATAAATAATAGTGTCTAATGGTCTGCTTGTTGGATGACCTGTTTGGCTGTTTGAGATAATAGAGTTTTGACCTAAATGCCAATTTCTTCCATTACCCTGATACCCCTCGGAATTATTATAAAAAGCCACATCAAAAGAATTTGGAATTTGAGTAGGAACCATTTGGCAAAAGTTTTTTATTGAAGCGAACATTCTCCATTCTTTGAAAATATGTGCTGTATATGCCACATCCTTGATACTTTGGAAAATCCATACCACATTAGCTATCCGTTCACATTCTTGCTTTACACCATCAAGCCATTTTGCGTATTCATTCCAAGGTTTGTTATCATTGTCAAAATATCCTAAATTCCAAGGCGGGTCTGTCAGCACTAAGTCCACGCACTTATCCGGCCAGTCTCGCATGACCTCAAGGCAGTCGTCACAAATAATCTGATTTATCGGTAATTCTTTCATAATTTTATTCTTGGTGCGTCAAGTGATTTAATGCCTTTTTTATTTAATGCAGGTCAATATCAATATTTAGGATTTGTTTGTTCTTGCCAACATATCGCCCGATGATTTTGTATATGAGAGGATGTACAAAGGGTCTGTTGTTTCTTGCCTTGTAACCCAGCTTATTAAGCGCTTTTGTTATTCTGAAGGCGTTAAGATTGTCCCGGACGTGCATACGCAGTATCAATTTCAACATCAACTGCTCATTTGGATTCTCCACAATACGCTTACTATTGGCCGGGTCCACCATCCAGCCGTATGGCGTCTGGTCCGATACCCGGATACCTTTGGACTGCATATGCTTTAATCTTACGCTGGTCTCGTCCGAGGTCGCCTCTCGTGTAAGCTCGTGGAAAATCGCCATCATTTTGAATAACGCCCTGCCCATCGGCGTAGAGGTATCAATTTGCTCAGTTACAATAGCAAGGTCGCATTTAGCCCTCTTTAATCGCTGGCAGATATTTATAGCGTCCAGAGTTGACCTGGCCATTCTCGACAGGTTATAAACAACCAATATGCCGTCCTCTTTTAAAGTTAAAACGTGAGCAAGCGCCTTCCGGAATCCTTCGCGGTCTGTGATATTCTTTCCGGATATGGCCTTGTCCTCATAGCAGGCCAATACGTCAAGTTGCTTAAACTTGCAAAAGTCTTGGCATCGCTCCAACTGGTATTCGCAGCTTAGGCAGTCTTTAGCGTTAGGTCGTGGCGAAAAGCGGGTGTAAATTATTGCCTGTTTCATAGTTATTCCCACCTCCTCAAGCCTGTGATATCCAGCTCATTACAATCTTCATATTCTTTGAGTAAACGTTCTGCCAATTCACGCCAATTTACAAGCGATAACGCCCACTTTGTTAATGCCTCTTCGAGCAGGCCTTCCTTGTCATACTCAAAGGCAATCCTACTCTGCATGTAATTGGCTAATTGTTTTGGGTCTGATTGTAAATCCTCGCAAGCATCAAGCCAGCAATCAAGCTCGGCCTTGTCTGCATGAATCCAGTGCCAGACTTCACACGTCGGCCTGTTTGTAAAGCCTTTGTAGTTGTTTAGTGTTTTAGTCATTTTGAATCTCCTTTTAGTTAAGTAGTGTTAAATTGTGTTCTGCATCAAGTACCATCGCCAGCCGGATTCGCAGGATTTGGTTCATAGCAAATTCGATTGATTTTTCCAACTGTGCCCGATATTCAAAGTCAACGCCCATATCAAGAGCATTTTGAAGTTGCCAAATCTTTTCCTTGTAATAGCTGATGTCCTGCTCAGCCTGGTAGTAGTCAAAGTTTTCAGTTGTCATTTCAAATACACTTTCACTTTCAGCCAGTATTTCAAAGTGCCTGCCTTCTTATGGCCAGCGGGTCCGCCGTTGTGAACTCTTGCCATCATCTCTAGCGAACCGCCGGGGCAATAATGTTGCAGGTACAGCGTCACAATCCTTGCAGATTTCACCGGGTCGAAGCGGTCGGCAAGGTTGAACTGCTCTTTGCTGAAACGATTAACGTCTTTCAGATAAATCGGCCTGATTTGATATAATCCGGCAGCGTTTTCTTTTTTGTTGTAAGCAAGTGGATTATTGCCGGATTCTACTATTGCAAGGGCTTTTAGTAGTTTTACGAGGCTATCCTGCTGCGTAGGGCTTGCGCCAATGGCCAAGCTGGTATTGAAGGGTATCAACAAACTACCCCCCAAAATAATAATGCCTGCAATGGCCTTGTATTTGTTCATATCGTTTAACCTCTCTTAAAAATATGGCCGGCTTTCGGGATTGTGCAGCCGTACTCACCGGCCAACGCAAACAATGAATCGTGTTAATGTATCAGCCAGTCATATAAACCGAAAACAACGGCCAGCACAATCAAAGCAATCGTCAAATATCCTAAGCATTCGACAAGCTCCTCGTGTTCGATATGCTTTTGCTCGTAGTAGTCCATAAAGTCAACTCCTTTTCGATTCAATTAGTACATAAATCAGCCCGATTGCTATTAAGCACAGGACGGGTATTAAAGCTAACTGTACCATAATTCACCTCCTTTTATTTATGAATTTTAATATGTTCGTGCCTATTCGTTGTGATGAATTTTCTACCACAGAAAGGACAACGTACAAATATTATTTTTTTAGTTTTCATAGTTTCATTTTCTCTTTCTGCTTATCTGTTTTTCAAGCCGACAATACCAGCGATAATCGGAATCGGCCAGAAAAGTCCAGATATGCCAAAAAACGCCCTTATTGTGAAATAATCCATATTTTCTCATAATTTCGTTCTCCAGGACCCGCTCAGAGCTACGAACTCAGAACGAGCCGATACAAACTACCCTTGATTTTCTGCCTTTGCGATAACAGCCTGTAAATCAGGTATTGTTTCAAAACTGTGGATTCCTTTATCCTTCTCTATTGTTTGAAGTCTGGTTAATGCAACTTTACATTCTGCCAGCAGTTCATCAAAGTTATTGACGCACTGGCAGATTCGCTCAGCGTTGGCAATAGCAGATTCTTCACCTATACCAGATGATTTAGCTACACGTATTCCGCCACAAATTATACTGGTATGAAAAAAGATTTTGTCTCTATCGTTTTGTAACGTTTCTTTTACTTCCCATTTTCCTTTTGTGTACATAGTTTCACCTTTCTTTCATATCATATTGTTGACGCCAACAATATGATTCGTTTTCTGAAATTTCAAAATGGCTTTTTGAATATCCAGTGGGACGTTTTTATCACCCAAAAAGCCAGTATCACTACGTTCAAATCTGCCATCATAAGGATATTGACGAACAGTCATTGTTACTTTATTAGGTGTTATGAATACATAATATTCGCAGTCAATTTCTTTTATTTTCATAATTTAACCTTCTTTCATAAAAGCCCCGCCCGTCCAGCTGCCGACCGGCATACGCCAACCAAAACAGCCAGACGCGCGGAGCGGAGTCGATAAGCTATATGCTATCAAATTCTTTTTCCTTTTCTTCAGTCAGAACGCCAAATGTTGCAATTCCGCTATTGTGATGTGTAAAATGTGCGCCATTCCACC